TTTTACAGGATCTAATATAAAAACTTGATTTGTTCTTGCACAAGCAGTTATTAATATTAAGAAAACTATTAGTATTGCTATTGCTAACAATGGTACTTTGTTTTCTTCTTTCATGCAATTACTTAATGATTTTAATAGTAGTATATTATTATTCTTTTCGGTATGCTTCGTCGTGTCGACCTAGTATTTTAAGGATCTTTCAACTATTCCAAAGTATGCCCAAGTGGCAATTGCAACTGCGGCAACAATTCCTATAATGTTCCGAATTGGCATCGCCACTTGGGTTTGATCGCTAATTTTCATTTATTTGTTATTATTCTTTTTTTAATGTATATCTTTTGCCTTTTATTTTATATACTCTCTTCTTAGGCGCCTTACCACCAACCCATGCTTCATTAACGTCAGGGGTAGATTTATTGTCACCTTTATAGCGTCCACGTTTAGTTCTTGCACGTTTATATTCGTTAGTTAAAACTAAAGTATCAGTTACCCCAGTTAACTTTTCTAACCATTTCCACATGATAAACCCTCTATTTTTTTTTAAATGGATTTAGTTTTTTAACTCTACCTACAGAACTTTTACCAAGATTCTTGGCTTTAGCTCCTAGGCCCTTACCAAAGCCAGCAGTTTTTGATCCCGCTTCTTTGACTTTATCTGTAAGTCCTTTAAGATTTGGTTTCCACATATTGTTTCTCCTTCTTTTACTTACTCTTATTTTTTATACACTAGACATTATTGCTTTGAGGAAATCTGCATTTGCTTTTTTAGTTTCGTCGCAAATTGTACCTGCAGTTTCAATAGTTTCATCACATAGTTCGCCTGCGCCAGCAGTCGCACAATTAATGAAATCTCTAGCAACATTAAAGATCCAGTTTTTTAATTCTTCTAACATTTTTCTCCTTATTTGAACCATTTCAATGGATTTAATTTGTCACCGAGATTTTCAACTTTCTCATTAACCCACCATCCTAGAACAAATCCTATAATTATTCCTAACGTAAAAAACATAGTTTCCTCCTGTTCAATTATAATATACGTATTTATGGCGAATTTCCTTGGTTGACAACTATATAAACCATGTTATTATATACGTATATTATGATAAATACAATGATGAAGAAATTGGTTGTTATATTATTTGCAACTGTATTGCTAACAGCTTGTTCAGTAAAGAACCCAGCACTAAATTTAGGTAAAAAGTGTTTGGTGAAAGACGACCAAGTTGTTTATTCTTATGTTTGGTTATTTGACTCAGAAATAGGGTTAAAGGCAACTAAAGAACAATGCAACGAAATAGCAGAATAATATACCCACTATAAGTAACTTGAGAGGAGTTTAAATAATTGGTATGAGCAAAGTTATAGGTATGGCTTTATTGTTAACTTTTTTAAATGGATGTGCGGGTCTTCCATTAATCAGTACTCTTGAAGGCAGTCTTTCAATTAATGGAGCAGTAGGACTGGCAACTGGCAACTATGAAAAACAGGCGGTAAGTGCGGCAATTAATTTAGCTTCGCATAAGGCAACCGGTAGAACACTAAATGAGCATTTATACGCGGCAGTCGAAACTGAATGGACTAAAAAAGGCCTAGAAAAACACTTTCCTGATAAAAAGCTATCAATTACAGATTTTCACTTTAAGAAGCGATCAATTACAGATTTTAAATTAATGTCAGCAAATGCATTGAGATCGGAACCATGGATTAATAATTCTTCTTCAACCCACTCTCGTACAGCCTACTTTAGTACCTACACAGATACTAATACCTATACCTACCCACCTTCGCATATTAGTATTCATTAAATACTAATATTATGTATAAACTTTTAATACTGGCGTATCTGATAACACAAGACCCTATTGCTACGCAACAAACGTTTCAAATGCAACAAACATATAATACAATGGAAGATTGTAAAAAGGAATTACTTTTACAAACTAGAAATAATGGAACGTATGATGTGCTTTGGGAATTTATAACAGACGGTAATTTTGAATGGGATTGGATGTTAGCAGGTTGTAAAAATGATAGTACAGGTGAAGAATTTATAATAGAACCATCGTACCCATTAGGTAAACCAGACGAACTATTGGGTATTGAATTTGATTCCAAAAGATTACAGATTTAATCTTTTATTTGTTTTTAATGATATTTTCGTTTGCTATTTTGTTTTTGTTTTTACCAGATTTGATAGTATAGTTTAATGTACCATGAGCACCTGCTTCAACAGGGTTACGTTGAGTTCTGAATAGTGTTTTTTCTTTCTTGCTGAAAGCAAGATCTCTAGAATGTTTAATTAAGTGTTTTTTATCTCTCATGGTAGTTTTACTTATGCGGTTTTAATGACCCAGCTGTGTAAGGATTGCATGGTAATATTGTTTATGTACAAAGACACTTGATAGGCCTTTACCATGCGTGTACGTTGCTCTAAGACGCTTTAAACGGTAGACATAAAGCAGTTTATATAGTACTATAATTAAGAATAGCCCCTCTAGCTCATTTGGTAGAGCAACTGATTTGTAATCAGTAGGTGGCCTGTTCGAGTCGGGCGGGGGGCACCATTAAAAAGCCTCTGTTACGAGTTTTTTGGTAATAAAGATGAATTTGGTGATTTTGGTGTAGCTGGTTCTGGCTACTATTATCACACGAACAATAACTAACGCGGGCCGGTAGTTCAGTTGGGAGAACGCCTGATTTGCATTCAGGAGGTCGTGGGTTCGACTCCCATCCGGTCCACCATTGACAACGCATAATTATTATAGTACTATATAATAATATGGAAACAATCAAAAAAATAATTAATAAACCGGCTCCGTGGATATATTTTGTTCTTGTAGTTGCTTTGTTGGTTATTGTAACAAGAAACTCAGGCACAATTAACGATTTACGAGCTGACCTAGATAGTGTTAATGCAGAAGTTTCAACGTTAGAAGCGTTGAACGAAACTACGTTAGAAGCGATGGCGAACGAAGTAGCTGTTCGTGATGATGCAATAACAGGATTAAATAATGCAATAGCAGGATGGGAAGCTGATTCAGTTGATGTCAATGCTAGATTAAATCAAGTAGATGCTGAAAGAGGCGACCTAGAAGTACAAGTAGTTGACTTAACAGCACGACTAGACGCAAGTGCTTCGGCTTTAGATGCAAGTGCTTCGGCTTTAGATGCAAGTACTTTAGCTTTAACTGATGCAATTGCAAATCCTATTTGTTCTGCTTGTCCAGAGTGTCCAGTAGTAACTGAATAGATCATAACGGTCTGTTAGTGTGGTGGTTAACATGCCTTTGTTATGAAAAAATTTTATTCAATTGAACTGAAGATATATTCAAAGCACTATAACGAGAACGTGCCCCCGTACACAGCAAAGCTGGTATTGACAAAAGAATCCCCATTAATAAATTATATGAGTAATAATCGTGCGTTGAAGTGGGTGTATAGGAAAAACAAAAACTTACTAGAAGCATATGGAAAAGAAAAGTATTTGATGGTTGGAAAAATAAAATATCCAGACATGTTTGACCGCAAAGGCAAAATAGGATTCATGGAACTGTATATCTCACACATTATAAATCGAGCATATACAAGAGCAAAAGGTAGTACATGAAAATAGGACACTGGGCGGATAGAGAAATTCCTGCAAACAAAAACAGCGAAGGAATTAAAACTAACTCCTTAGGATATCGTTGCCCAGAATTTATAGTACCCGATGGCAAAAAGAACGTAGTAGTATTAGGTTGCTCTCATACATTTGGAGCAGGACACCCCAACGATACACACTGGGTTGCACATCTTTCTAAACATAATACAAAGTTATTACGTTACTGGAATCTTGCAGTACCTGGTTGCTCAGCAGATAAAATGACTCGTATACTTTATAGCACAGAAAAAATTATAGATTCAAAAGTTATTATTTGTTGCTGGCCAAGTAGTAGTAGACGAGAACGTTTAGAACAACTTCCTATCAACACAATGGGTAGTGATGAGTGCAATAAACATGAAACAGATGAAACAGATAAACAAAATTTTCTTACAAACCTTTTCTTTATACAGAAATTTGCTGAAAAAGTTAGAGCAAAAACATTCCATTGTTTTGCAGATGAAGTTAGAGAAATGCCAGAAAAGATTAATGTAATGGATTGGGCTACATTAAAAAGTTGTTGGCCACCATGGGATAGACATCACCATCCTGAAGCACGTAGAGACAGAATTACTGAGCCCAACGTTGCACAAGACGGAATACACTACGGTGATAAACATCACAAAGAATTTGCTGAATTGTTTTTAAAAAAGTTTGAAAAGAAATTAAAGTAACGCCCAAGTTTTAGCTTTTGGATGTTGATTAACTTGTTTAATTATATTATTGTATTCATTTGAATCCCCAGGCGGCCGCACTTCTTTAATGTCTTGTCCAGTATTCCAGTCTTTAATTTCATTAAAATATACAATATCAACATTAAATTGATCAGCAAGTTCTAACATTGTAGGCATTTCTTTCCAGTTATCTTTTTGCACAACCATATGTAATTCAAACTTAAAATTAAATTGTTGCTTTAGTTCTTTAATAAAATTTAAGTTATATTGAATTTTTTCCCAACTGCCTCCTAGTCGCAATTGTTCGTATGTATTTTTAGTTGCTCCATCAACACTAACGCCTAGTTTAGTTAATCGTTTAACAACGTGAGGAATTTTATTATGAAACTCGTCAACTAATAAACCGTTAGTAAGAATTGAATATCGTATTTGGTCACTATCAGGAGTGTGTTCCATAAAATATCTATACACGTGTGAAGCAAAAGGATCACCGTCCGAGCCAATATGGACAGTACACGGATGGATTACGTTTTGTAACCATACATTAATTTTATCAGCAAATTCAATTCGTTTGTTAAATCGTGAACCTTCTTTCTCAAATATTAATCCAGTCCGGCAAGAAGGACATCTTAAGTTGCATGAATCATCAATTGCTAATCGTAAATGTTCAATATAGGTTACACTTGTAGTAGCATGGTCTACTATGTTTGCTCGGATATAAGAACACTGATTCTCATTACAGTAACGATACGTACCATCAATAATAGATTCTTGTAAGTGTTCGTGCATAGGAGAACATATAATCTCGTCAAGAGTTTTTATTTGCAAGTTTCCAATTGATTGTGGCAACCAAGCTGTGCATTCACACGCATAGCAGGAACCGTTTTTATCAATTAATATAGTGTCAAATGGACGTGGACAATGATTGCGAATGCCTAGATTTTTGTTAGTATCTATTTTATACCAATCAAATAGTCTCTGATTTATCATGCTCCTCGATCCATTTTGCCAAGTGGTGACAAGTAAAATACAAACCTGTTGGCCATGCCATCGGGTGTGTACGCCTTACTTCTTTGTTTGCTTGGTGTTCATCTATACGTTCATATAGATACGTGGCGAGGCTTGTTGTGTAGTTGCTTATCATCGTTTTTTTAGTTCTTCTTCGTTTTTTAATTTCCACTCATCGGTAGTATTTGGGTCTTCCCACTTATATACTTCTTCTTCAGTACGACTGCACCCAAAACAGTAGCCACTGTTGTCATCAATACTACAAACGCCAATACAAGGAAATCTATAAATCTCATGACTGCTAATACTAAACTTTGCCATTTTTTTTAGGGTCAGTTAGCATATCCATTGTTATAACAGTATTTACTGATACGGAAAAATTATTTTTATTTTCTTTTTGTTGTTTTAAGATTTTACGATTACGAGAACGTCGTTGGAGTTCGAGTTGTTTGCTCTGTTTTTTAAGAGCTCGTTCTCCGGCTTGCGACTTGTATGTGTGATGTATACCCATGGTATTGTCCTCATAATGTACTCTTAATTATCTAGATCAAGGGGAGGAGAAACCTTTTTACGCTATTATTTTACGCTTCGCGTATTTTTAGTTTTACGCATTTATAAAAATTTACGCATCGTGTGGTAAGTGATTTGTTAAACAATTTTTAATATTAGATCTTAACAAAGCAGGAACCATTACGTGTGTACTAAACCCAGCGGCGTCTTTAGTGGGTGTTATAAAATCAACATTAAATTTTTTCTTTAGAATATTTTTTTGTGTTTGCACATAAGCAATATTTTTAAGTATAATGTGGTCTGGCATTTGATGAATTAAATTAAAAATTCTTTTATCAGCATATAAAGATGTAGTCGGTATATTAATATTATGTTCAATATCTCTATTATATAAATCTGGCAATGAACGTTTTGCAAAATTTGTAACCAAATCCTGACCCCTTTGTGTGTTAATAATCCTAAAAGGATCATCACCAAACTCTCTAGGTATTATAGCAAACGAACTGCCGTAACAATTTTTATATTCATTAATAATTTCTTCCTCTGGCCTCCCGTCATATTTTTGTTTTGAAAACAAATATGCAAACAGATAGCTTGGTTTGTGCATAAACATTTGATCAGCATTTTGTCCGTAAATAAAAATATCTGGCTTATAATCAATTGTTTGCATTTGCCATATAGTTGGTAGCACATCAAGAAATACACACATAGGATCGTTTGTGTATTTTTCTGCAATAGTTGGTGTTTTATCTAATTCCATTGTTGCAAGATTAATATTTTTGTTTTGAGATTTATATTTGTTGATTATTTTTTGTTTGTAAGTCATTGGACAAATCGGTGGCTCAAAAGTATACATTGTTCTATAAGCATTAGCAAAATATTGATCGTGTAGCACCGAGTCGATGCCTTCACTAATACTAGTACAAATATTTGTATAATTGCTTTTTATAATGTTAGAATGTTCAGTAAGACAGTTGTGTATATAATCTTCCAGGTATTGTTCGGACCAAAACTTTTTATTCTGTAATGCAAAATTATTAGTTTTGAGTGTGTTATGTAATCTTTTAATATGATATCCCATATCACACAAAATGTAATGGTCTGGTTCTAATAGTTTTACATTAGAAAAAAATGTATTACACTGTGACGGTTTATATCTGTGTGTGTCGTAATCTACCCAGTCCTCTGTTTTATAATTAAACTCGTTATGTAATTTATATGTAATTTTTTTTACGGCTTTGCTGTCAATGTCTTCCTTTTGCAACGGAAGTAAGTAAATTTGATTAGTAATATCAATACCGTTTTTAATTTTATAATATATTTTTGTTTGGCAAAAATAGTCAACAAAGAGTTCTAATTTATTCTTTTCTAATATTGCAACACAAAATTTTCCATTTGCATATTTTAAATTATCGATATCTTTTTCTAAATATTCTTCAATTGTTTTCTCAATAGTATATCCAAAGTATATACAAAGTTTATTTTTAATTAATTTTTCTTTGATTACACCGCTAGTAAAGTAATACCATTTGCCAAATTTTTTTGGGAGTTCAGTTGAGTCAGAAATTAAAAATTTCACGACTATTGCTCCTCATCAGAATGCAATTCGTTAAGTAATTGTCTTAATTTGCCACCTTCAACAGTTGCTTTAATTTTGCCAACGTCACTGCCTTTGGTTGGATCCAGTATACCCGTTGGTGTTATTTTAGACTTTTGTTTAAGTGTCTCGTATACGGCAGATGTTTTATAATGGAATTGTCCTTTGTCTTCTTCTTCTTCCAAGTTTCGTATTCTTAATGTATCAACATCAAATTCTAAATCAACTTTATGTCCCATACCAGAACTTGATCTTGTTTTCATGAATTGTACTTGATACCTTCCACGTTCCCTCATAGCTCTACTTGTGAATATACCAATTACGTTATCTGCTGTTTGTACTTTGGATAAACCACCTGCTATATGCGAATGATCATATTCTATTTCTTCTACACTAGCTCTGTTTAATTGTGATGCAGTTGCTAATAAACAATTTTTATCTACTGCAAAATTTCTTAATTCTTCCGAGACATATTTGTCTTTTACAAATAAATCGCTTGGAGAAACTTTTTTGCTTTTTGGCATCATGAGGTCCAAATAATCAATTAGTACCGCATCGACTTTCTTTTTGTTTTTAAGTTCTAGCTCTTTGATATAAGATTTAACATCCATTATAGTCGAACTTGCAGGAAGATATTTTAATTGTAAGTTACCTGATTTTTTGCTGAGCATTTTAACTTTTATTTCAACATCAGACATTGATTTCATTACTTGTCTTGTTGGTATGTTAGTTGTCATTGCGTCTATTCTCATTGCCGCTAAATGTTCAGATAGTTCAAAAGATATGTAAGCAACGTCCAAGCCAGCCAGTGTCCAGTTAAGAGCAAGATTTTGTAAAAATAAACTTTTGCCTGCGCCTGATCCACCTGCAAAAATGTTTAATTCTCCCTTATTAAATCCTCCGAAGAGTTTCCTGTCTATTGCTGGCCACCCTGTGCTGACTTGTCCGTGTGAGTTCTTTAAGAACTCTAGTCTACCTTTCGGATCCGCAAAGTAGTCTGTACCAAGATCACGAGTTAATCCAACGTTTACTGCATCTTTAATCATGTCCTCTACTGGAGCATAATTACCCTTTTCAAGTAAGTCCGCGGATTGAAGTATTGCACGTTCTAGTGCCTTGTGTCTGGAAAACGTTTCAAATTCATCTAACAACCATGCGAAGTGAGATGGATCTAAATCTTTTGCTGTTTTTAATTTAATATCGTGTTTAGCATTAACCTGGTCAACTTCTGGCATAACTTTATATTTGTCAACATATTCTCTAATAAATTTTGCAATAGGTTGTAATTTTCTATCAAAACTTTTTGGAGTAAAAATGTTTTGTGCTCTAGCAAACGATTCAGCATCTGCTAAAAGCATTTCTAGATATAACTTTTGTACATCAAAACTATAATCAGTCATTTTTTCTTCCACAAAACAGTTTACAATATTTGTTTGCTGTTGCCAAGTGTTTAGTTGAATTATACCATTCTTTTACTTCGGTTCTATTAAAAATTTCTTCTATCGTGTTATTGGCAATATTAAATGTACTTTGTTTTGGGCTCCACATAGTATGGTATTTTGTTCTATAATTACCTAGCATACAACACGGAAAGATATTTCCATGGCAATCAATTAAGGTAACTCCTTCTTCGGTTATACATATTGGACGAATGGAATCAATTTGTTTATTTTCTAAAACTGCCAGTGCGACATCTACTTTATCTTGATTAATAAAATTTGTGTTCTCCGGTAATAGACCTTGATCATATTCAGAATCAAATTGTCTATACTGTGAAATAATCTTGAATTTATTAAATCCTAACTCTTCTGAATACTTTTTGCATTTGTAAATCTGGTGTTCGTTATGTTTAAAAACAATAAATTTCCATTCTGTAGATACTTCTGCTGTTCCAAATAGTTCTAACGCCGGGACAATAGTTTTCCATTTTGAGTTAATTCGATAGATGTGATTAGTATCTTCCAAGCCATCGATACTAAAAACAATTCTGTCATTTGCTGTTAAAAGTTTTTTTAAATTATGCCAAAACCCAATTGGTTTTCCACTGCCGTTTGTAGTCATGCTTATTCTTATTTGCATTTTTTTTAATCTTTCAATTAATTCTAAAATTCTTGAATGATAAATTGTATCCCCATTTATTCCTTCAAAATTTACGTATTCAGTTTTTCCTTCTAAAAAATTACATAGTAAATCAATGTCAATTTCATCAACTTGTTTTAGTTTTGGAAATTTCTTTTTAAACCAAGTTCTTGCACATTCTGGACATTCTATTATGCACTTGTTTGTAGTCTCGATATGAAATGAATGTTTAACCATACATTTTTCTTTTTAAATCTATTTTAAGTTTGTTAGACTCAGTAGATTTTAATATTGATTGTATAGTAAACAGTCTACCATATTTTAACACAGCATCCGCGGGATCCGCAACTGATTTGTGCCATTCTGGAAAAGCAACACTCCACCCAAATTCTATTGCTTGATTAAGCAATTTCTCTCCAGGGTTGTCTCTGTCTGGAACAACAATAATCTGCCTATTCAGTCCTTCTATCAACTCTCGCTGTGTATCATTTATCTCTGAGCCAAGTATGCTCACACCAGAAACTGTAATTGCATCAAACGGTCCCTCGGTTACTAACACAAACTTTCTTGCCCAATCTTGTGCATCTATATTGAAAACATATCCTGGTTGCACCTCAGTTACATATTTTACTTTTTCTGCCCTTTCAAACAACCTACCAGTGTATCCTACAATGTCACCATGCCAATAAAAAGGAATTATCACACGCTGATGAAAATTAAAATAAAAGTCTGGAGAATACATAAAATCATACCAAGTAGGATCTATGCCTCTAGCTTTAAGATAATTTAAAAAGCCGTCAATTTTATCCCATTGAGGGACAGTTAAATCTTTAGCTAAATATTTTTCCAACCAAAATCTAATTGTGTGTGTATTTTTTGGCATTTGTTTTTTATGAAAACTTACAAATTTTTTCTTTTCATATTTTACGTCACCCTCTTCATATCGCATTGCCTCAATGGCTAGTTTTTTAATTGTATCGTCTGCTATACTAAGATAACCCATGAAAGTTCTCATACGTTGTGTTAAACGCCTACCAACAATATAACTGGCTTTGTATCCACAGTTAAAACAATGATAAGATAACGTTCCATCAGCAGATGTCATTATACCACCACGTTTTTTCTTGTCTTGTGTTTCTCCGTTATGTATACAACATGGGGCATTAAAAGATATCCACCCACTTGGCGTTTTCTTTTGGCCAGCAGGTAACGAAGTCAAGATTGTTGACTGGATCAGGTTCATACCTTATATTTTACTGTCTATAAAGTATTTTGTCAACGGTTCCTGTATTATCAGTATCGTTATCCCAACTAAATCTTATATAATGAAAAACACCATATAAGTTAAAGTTGGTAACTGTTGTAGAACCTGAAAATGTTACCGGTGAAGATTGTCCATCTAGAGTAATATCAAAATAATCTGCATCCACTGGAGAAGATGCCATTGTGCCTTGAACTCTCAAAGCACCTGAAAAATTCTTTGTATATACAGCAATGGTATGTAATGCTTTATTATTGTTTATACCAGGTTTGGCATTTATGGCACTAGATGTATATGTTAATGGACCACCTGTGCCTACGAACTGTGTTACTGATGTACTTGCAGTAAATTGTGGATAAGCACCATCAAGCACTTCTATTGTACCAGCACTTACATAATTTGTATCTGCATAAGTTACCAAAGTACTACCGTCTGTTAGCACTTCTTGTATGGAATATTCATAAAATTTTGCATCCAAAGGTAAAAGATCACCATCAGTAATGTCTATACTAGCGGCTCCTTTAGTACTAATTGTTGAACCGTCGTCGAGTATTTTAAGATTTCGTGTGACTACTGCTTTTTTGCTTTCAGTGTCAACGATGTTAAAAGTATAAGTCTTCCCAACTATATCTTGTTTCTTTTGATCTTCGTTTTTAAAAGTAAAAGTAAGCGGGTTATACACACCTCTATACACCTGTAGACGCCTATCGTACACCTTTGAATTCCTTCCGTGATAACCGTTTTGGTAAACAATTACCGCATTTGATATTAAATACCTTGTTACTGTTTGCATAGTACATATTTAACAGTATTTATGGATAGAGCATGAACGAAATTTTTAAGACATTACGGGATAAATTTCCATTTTTGAGTTTGATTAGAAAGGGTGATATGGAATTTGTGGGTATTGTACAAAATCAAGATACTAACGTAATAAGTTTTTATGATTACGGTAGATTAATGCAACCACAAGATAAAATGAGATATTTAAAATGTGGTGAAATTTGGTGGTATGAGTCCAATCGTAAGTTACCAATTAATATATTTTTAAAAGGTGATTTTAAATATTTTCGTACAACATTAGTAACATTAAGCTCGAAAGACGTTCAAATAGTTGAAGGACCGACTGTAAAATTATCTGATATTTCAAAGAAACGGGTAAAGAGAAGAACCATCCAATTGGTAAGAAAACCTACTTAGATAATTTCAAAAAGTTTTTATAAGCATCGCACATTTCTTTAGAGTAGCTCATAAAAATACAATGTTGTTTTTCATTGTACTTCATTTTAATTCCTTTTTTCTCCCAGAGTTCTTTCCATTTTGGAAAAGCAAACCAAATCCATTCCTTATCAACATTACTGTCATTTAACCTTACTATTGTTGGGCGTCCAGTTTTAATAGTTTGTTCCATAAACTTAACTAATTCAACGTCTGGAAATTCAATGGGTAGGTCTTCTATTTGTGGTTTGATTTTTTTAGTACTTTTATGTTTCGTGTGTTGCACTAAAACTATATTTATCACGAGATATTAAATTCATTTGTATTATGACTGCGTGTGCATAAGCAATGGCGTGTGATTTTTTAAAAAAGTATGAACCATCTTTTGGTTTTATCCAAACTTCTTTAAGAATATCTATCCAGTCTTTGTACATTAGTCCTCTTTTTGCTGGACGTATAATAGCCAATACAGCCGCAAGTTGCTCAATGGTTTTTGGTTCTAATTTAGAAACAATATTGTAATGTCCATTTAAATGGAATAATTGGTCTACTATTTTTTGATCTTTTAATATATCCCAGTCTGGGTCTTGTATCATTAATTTTATAAGTTCTTGTTCAGATTTAATATTTTTATAGATATTCACATTTAACATATCAATTTTAAAATACCCTCTATTTTCCGCCATTTTGTAATCGAGTGTAGAGTTACTAGTTACAGGATGTTTCGGAACGGCATGAAAATATACACCAGTTTTGTGTTTTTCTACTTTATCGTTTTTAATAATTGTTGCAGGAGTATGTTTAAATAATTTTAATACACCATCTCTATCAAAAAAATCTATATCTACATCAGGCATTAGTGTAATTTCTTTTTATTATATTGAACAAAATCTTTTTTTGCTCCAGGGTTTAAAAGATCAATAACTTCTAACATTTTTTTATAACCATCAGTTTGTGGTGTTCTATGATTTATTTCTGGCAAAATTACCTTTCTTATTGTTCCATTTGGTTTTATTACAATACAACAATCACCAACTTCAAACTCTAATTCGTCATTAACTTCAATATCTATTTTACTCAATGCGAGCCTCCTTGGTTGTTTCTTGTACAAACAAATGATCTGTTGGATAATTTTTAAATTTGTTTGACCAAAATACTGGACTAATAAATGGTTGTGTCATTTGTAATTGCTCATCACTAAACGATTTTAACATTTTTTTTCCTGCGTTGCAACCTAACAACAGCCACGGTGATATCTTTCCTTGCTGTATATGTTGTACTGCTCTGTTGGTGTTTACTAATCTAAAGTAATCAGACCATTGTACGTTTTGTTCTTGTGCCCAGTCCATCATTGTTGCAATACTTCTTTGTAGTGCCGCTTCAACTGGTTCTACTTTTAATGTGTCAATTAGATATGTCTCATATAAATCATCTCTTGCCCAGTGATCTAATTTAATTTTTGATAACATTATATAGTCAACATATTTTTCTGGATATAGTGGATTTATATGCATCATAAATCTCCCAAACTTAACAAATGCATTATAATATGCAGATTGGCAAAATTCTTCATACGTTTTTTCTTTCATGTTATGTTGATGTATCTGATAAAATCTTTGGAATACCATAAAGGCATTTTGTACCCACTTCTCATTTTTTTGTAGATGTCTCCTTTTAGGTTCGCAAAGATGAACTTGTAATGTTCTTTCTCGTGCAAATTCCTTACTACAATAGGTACATTTATTTAGAGTCGATTCCATGTGCCTCCAGCAACTCTTCAAGTTCTCTATCTGTAATAATTTTATCTAATGTTTCTAGATCTAATTCTTTCATTGTTGGATATAGTTGTTGTAGTTGTTTTAAACTTTTGTTTGGTACACGTTTCATTGGTTTAATCCACGGATGAAATTGTTTTTGTAATGCACCACACATTGAAGTCAGTATCCAACACAATTTTTTGTGCCTCGAACTTAAAGTAAACAAATGTTTATTAACACATTCGTTAACCATTTCTACGTAGTGTTCAATATAAAAAGGATCTTTAGATGAAACACTTGAAGCATATCTCATGAGCATATATGGAGAATATAACGATCGCTCGTGTTCGTCTATTCTATCATAATAGTCTTTGTTTCTAAAGTCTATAGCCTTTAATCCGTTTCTTAGTTCAAAAAATTTCCGTTTCCCGTTTGCCATATATTTCTGCATATCCTAATGCAAATTTTGTTGCTTCAAATTTATCTACAAACTCTAATACTACATGATGATTTACTACTTCGCAATGAATCATTTTTAATTTTTCTTTAGCAATATATATCATAAGGTCGTCCATAAAATGTCGATCCATTAATATAGGCACATTTTTACCGTCTTCACCTGCAGGAATGTCCATGAACGGTGCTTTTATTTTTACTTTAGTACCTTTGTATTTTACCATACATTTCCGTAATCAATCTGTTCACATTGTCTTGAAATGTCTTTAACAAAATAAGCACACACAGGTTTTGGCCCACTTGTTAAAGGTACTGCAAGTAATTGTCCTGATTTAATTTTTGGAAAATACCATTTTATTTCTGTGTATATGTCAATGATATCGATAGGGAAGAAGTCCGGCTTTGTACTTGATAAAGGATTAAAAGTAAATGCATCAAAGCCTCTATCATTTAAACTTGTGATTGGTAGTACATGCATTTCTGGTTGCCCTTGTTCACCAATCACCATTTTCCAGTCAAGTGGCATTTTAAGTTTATATGGTCCTATTTGTAGTACTGCCGCTGGCGCATTAAACGATTCTAAAAATATTAAAGGTATGTAAAAGAAATCTGGATTCTCGGGATCTGAATTATCCATTACTGCAAATCGTAATTTCTCATCAACATACTCAGGTATTTTTTCCAATTGGTATGTTGTGTCGTCAAGTGTTAATATTTTCATTTGTATTCCTTTAGATAGTTTTCAAGTATTATGCTCGCATCTTTATGTGCTCTTTCTTCAAAATGTCCTCCTCCACCCTTCAGTTTTGCTTTAGAACTTTTTTTGTTATAATTTTTTGATTCACACCATTCAACCCAGGCATTGTTTTCAAACCATAGCGTTGAAAGATTAGCAACATATTGTTGTAAAACATTTATGTACACATCACCATGGTGAACATCTAAATTATGTTCTTTAAGTGAAAATGAATTGTATCCTTGATTTTTAGCAATTTCGTCATAAGTTTCACTCCATTGGTTGCTAGGTTCAGTTTTGTTTCTTACATAACTATGACGTTGTGATGGGTATTCAAGATCTTTTGAAAATTTTCTTGCATATAAATTTACTACAGGTATATTTTTTGCCTTTAGTAAGTAATTTACTTGTAAAATTGTTTCTAAATTTGATCTAAAAATTTCTGGATCATCTAGTGCTAAAGTAAGCAATTTAAATTTTGCTTTTGCTCTTGCATTATAAGGATGGGGTTCAAGTTCCTTGTTAGTTTGGTATGGAAAATCTTTACCACAAAATTCAAAATCTTTATCAATAATTTCCCAACGTCGCAAGTCAGGCCATTGAATTATTACTAGTTTGGGTA